TCTGTTATAATGTATAAAACGTTTAGACACTTCACTCCAAACTGATTCAGGACAAGCCCGTTTCAATTCCCTGTGCATCGTGCCTAGCACATGATAAGGACGCTTCGTTTCTTCACAACTCATTCCACTTCTAGGTTTTGACATTAAAATGCCAAGATTAACATACTTCCTTGTTATCCAACTTTCGTTTTCATAATCAAAGGTTTGGGAGTTAATCACCGTTATAGGACGATTTTCAAGGGAAAATAATGTTTTTCCAAGACTTGAAGTCAATCCACCAAAGGATGTTATTGTGGTCCATAAGTGCCTTGCATTCTTACGGTTGCCTTTCATTGTGCAATCATCACCGTTTACCAACAACGGGGCGACAATTGTTTTATAGTTCGCTAAAGGTTTATCTCTACATCGATATTTAACTCGATTTGAGAGTTCTAAAGCCCAACGGCACATTGCTGCGTTGGCTAAACATAGAAAAGGGAATGATGTTATTGAACCCATCAATTGTCCTTCTTTCTGTTCTCTTAAAGAACCGTCCTCCATTTCAAAGAAATGTTTCGTTAATGATCGGATTAACATGTTATGATGAGATTGAGTAATCAACATCCCTCCATTTTCCTTAGTAACATTACGATTGAGAACTTCAACTAATTTATTAGCTAATGTTTCGGAAACCCAACTATGTAGGTTGTCAGTTGAAGCTTTGTAATCACCATTGATCACAATATCTTCTACGTTCACTTTTCCTATTGCTCGTTCAATATGTTCTTCCGTTACCGGTTCAGAAATCAATTTGAACACCCTATTTTTCTTTAAAACAGACCAAAGGAAGGTCTGTAGTGGTTTAAGAGCAGTATAAGTGAAGGGTGGACCTTTTGAGATCACCCTAACCTTTAAAGCTTCTGAAAGTCCTACTGGTTTTACAACTGGTATTTCAGACTCAGCTAATTTGAAGATGTGATCAAACAACTCTCTCCATTTCACTCGAAATTTACTTTCGTCATACTGGATGCCATTAGCATCAAACTCATCACGCAATTGATCTAGAAATTCCTGATCTACTTTTCCTTCATCTCCATATTTTTCACTTATCTTCATAGATGCCTTGCATGCTATGGAGTGGAGTTGAATCAAACTATCTGACTCTTGATAGGAAGGATCACCATTTACAATCTCATTAAAAATAGTGCCAAATGCACCTCCTTTAGATCTTGAGTAATTATAATTGGCCGAGGTACTAGGCAAGAATGGTTCATAATGATGTTGATCAGTATAAACTTCATCTTCGAAGATTTCCTCAATTATTCTCTCTAATTGCTTGCACATTGTCTCTTGATTAAGAACATTGCATCCATCACACATAATATCGATTGTATCCAATAAAACCTCTTCAGGTAGTTTACCGGGTTGTGTACATAGATGAATAGCAGTCTTATATTCAGCTGCCTTAACCATGTCTTCAGTTGGACGGGGAAGACCCATCTTCGCCATGTTCATAGTTAAGATAAATTCGCTAAATAGCTTTGGTTTTTGGAACATTAAATTTTTCTGGAATCCCAAAAAGACACCTCCGAAGATAACTCCCGGAAGGTCGGCTTTAAGTCCTTTGAGTTCAGGTACTAGATCGGTACCTTCTGTCTCAAAGTGAGCATAAAACGCCAAAGTCTTATATTTCAAGAGAGCAACCCACTCGAGTTCGCCATTCTCTTCTAAGAAGAGTAGGTATCGTAGAAAAGTTCGATTAAGACTACTATAAAAATTTTTATTATAAGTAACTTCATCTTTTTTCGAACACTTCACGTGGGGTCGGTCCATACCAAACAAGTGGAATATTTCACACAGTGTTTGGATGGCCTCTTTAACTTTTTCGAAGACAGTTGATGATATAATTGCGTTAGTCCTTAGTGAGACGTAACTATTAAAAGTCATCAATTGTCTAGAGCTTTCTCCGGCTACTACTATTGCCGTGAGATCCCTCAAAGGTTGAGTGAGTTCTAGAACTAATTCTGAACTAACACCCTCAACCTGAGAGACCACCGTAGACATGCTTTTGCATGAATTGTCCGCTTTTTCGTTTAAGTTTAACGAAGG